TCCATTAAGGTTGTGTGGAGAGGATAAGAATGATTTATATCGTTCAAAATATTCTTGTTTAAGTGTTTCAAACTCGTGGGTATTAACCGCATATTTTTGTACTAAATAGTCACGCATGTACACTGTTTCAGAATCATACACACTATAAGCACCACCAAAAGGTTTATCCTTATTATCAGGAAGAGTAGTATATCTAACCATTTAGAAAGCCAGAAATCTGAAGAGAGTAACGATCTTCTAATCCTGCATTAGCTGCTAAATGTAAAACGTCACAGTCCCACATATATCCAGTGTTTGCTTTCCAATGAGTTACTACGGTATCATTGAATTGTAAAAAATGTCCTGCTTTCCAGTCTAATAGTTGAATATTAGCTCTAACTTTTGTTCTTGTATCGTTTGGAAATTTTTTGTTGATTTGATAAAAGGTATCACGATGCATAGGATTAACCATACCAGGTGGTTGTTTAATCATTGAGATAGAGACAGCCTCAATTCCTACTTGATCTCCAAGACTATCAAAATCAATCTCATCACGTTCAAAGAACTTTTGATAAAACATGGTATTATGGTGAGTTAAAGAGGAAGGAAAGCCCCCAACTTTATCATGAATATCTTTAAGTTCTACCTGTTGATGACCTAAACAGTCGTGTTCATATTGTTTCCAGTCAATATCAAGAATCCAGCTTGAATCAAAGTCTATATTAACCTGTTTATAAAACATCTAAGTCTCCCACGAGTGCCATCCTCGTTGTTTGGAACCAAATTCTAAATAAGTAATTATTTTGTTGATACTATCTTTTGATAGTTTAATCATTTCATTGACGAATATTATATCAACATTATTATCAAGTGCCAAGTCTAAATAATAATTACGCAACCCTTCATGGTCTGGAAGAGAGTGTATACTCAGCATAATTATATTCTGTTTTTCTTGTATAAGGTCTTCAAATATTGGTAAGTGCTCTAGATGTTCATTCTCAAACGTATAACCAGAATACTCTATGTTATTGTCTTTACAATAATCTACAATATAATTACGTTGTATATGAAGAGGTATATGTTTATCAAAAGAAGTATTGTTAGAGAGATAAATTGTAGCATTTGTAGTTTTTACCTTTTCTTGCTTATAGTCTCCTGGTAGTCTGAAGAAACCGCCTGGATACCTACCACCGAGCTCTTCACCTTCAACTAAAACATGCCAATCAATAGCCATACGAGTAATATCAGTTTCATTATTTATATTACCGTGTATATGCTCTTGATGAAATAAGTGAGCCTGTCCTGGCTTCAGAGTTACTGGAAAAGCTTTGTTTATACTCATCTTCTCAAATCGTTTTTGAGATAAATTGCTCTTAACAGTTTTACGAGTGATAAGCTTAGAATCTTCATAACCTACAATCCACATAGAATTAGAGTCATAACACTCAGTTAGAGGCATCCAAACTGTTCCTTGCCCTCTACCATTGTTGTAAAATATTCCTTGATGAAAGTGTAATCTACGCCCAAGTTTCTGTTGGTTAGGCACTACGAGATTAAGGGTTGGGAATCTTTTTACTAAATACCGCTTGTTGTCAATTAATGGTTTGATATATTCTTCAGCAAAATCATCGATCATTTTGCCAAATGACTCGCTTGAGAATGAACGCTGCACCTTATCTGTAATTTTGACTAAATCTGTTAAGGGTACAAAGTTATGAATTGTTGATAAATCAGAAACATTTGGATAGTCTTGCTGAATTACATTCAGCACCCAACTTGAAAAGTCGTACCTATTTAAATCATATTCTAATGTCTTGTTATCCCAATTATCGATGTAAAGTTTATGCATATCCAAATTTATATTTAGCTATTATATATGATTTTAGAAAATCACTTCTTACTATATCGTCAATACCAAACTCAATAGTTTCAAATTCTTTAATAGATTTTAATATCTTCATAAAGTTTACTATACCACGTTTATCATTATCTCTTGTTAAATCTGTTTGAGTGTAATCACCGCAGAATATAATTTTAGAGTTTTTACCTATACGTGTAATAATACTGTCTAATTCATGAAAATTTAAGTTCTGACATTCATCTACTATTACAACAGCGTTATTTATAGTAATTCCTCTGATAAAAGAAGTACTCATAAACTTAACATTATTTTGTTGTTTTAGAGCATCATAAGAGTCTTTGATACCGAATAGTTCTCTACAAATTGACCTGTATGGGGCTTCGTAAATAGATACCTTTTCTTGCTCATCGCCAGGTAAAAATCCAATGTCTCTTGTTGATACAACTGAACGAACTATGAAAACATCTTCATAAACTGTAGAGGGATCTAACACTTCTTCTAGTGCTACGTATAAAGATAGAAATGTTTTTCCTGTACCAGCTATTCCATGTAGTAATAGATGTTTGTCATCTTTGTAAGCATCATATGTTTTTTGTTGATTTTCTGTGATAGGTTGGAAAGTTAAAAGATCGTCAATTCTGACTTTTTTGAGGGGCTTATGCCCATTACCGTTGCCGTTAGCCAAACGCTAATTCTCCTTTATAAAGAATCGAGTATCCCCGATTTCATTAATTCATTATAGCCTCCAATCAGTTCATCATCAATAAATATTTGTGGAACTGACCTTGCATTGGGGGCAACTGCTAATAAATCTTCTTTTGATATACCACCAAAACCAATCATTTTTTCTACATATTCAACACCTGCTTTATCAAATTGATATTTTGCTCTAACACAAAAAGGACAGTCTGGTTTACTCCAAATGACAACCTTCATTAAAGATCACCTTCTTGTCTATTCTCAGAGTAATGTACGTCAAACTCTCCATGAGGGTATCTGGATTCAAGCTTTTTAACATTCTCTGCAATGACATCGTTTGGATCCAATTCTAAGGCACGACAAGCGTTTACCCAGTACCACATAATATCACCAAGCTCACGCTTCATATGAAAGATAGTTTCATCATCGAGTGGTTTACCCTGAAAGACACACTTTTTAACTATTTCATTGAATTCACCTCCTTCAGAGGCTAGGCCGATCCCTCCAGTCATTAGTAGGGCTACATTAATTTTTCTATCAAGTTCATGTAGTTTATCTGTGAGCTTTCTAACATTATTACTCTCTTGACTTGTTACAGCACTAACAAACTCTTTGTATTTATTCAAATCAATCATAAAGAAAATCCTTTAAATGTATCTTTTGATACGTCTTGTTTAGTTCCTCCAATTACGTAACTGGAAATTTCTGTTTCTTGTGGCGCTACTTGAACTTCAGCACCTGAAATCCATTTTTGTGTCCAAGGCAATGGGTTAGCGCGTGGAACTGAATAAGGACACTTTACTCCGATAGCAGTCATACGCTTGTGCGCAATCCATTCAATGTAGTCTGACAATAGTTGTGAGTTAAGACCAATCATTGAGCCGTCTTTGAATAGATAGCTAGCCCATTCTTTTTCTTGATCTACTGCTTCGATAAACATATCAATCACTTCTTGCTCGCACTCTTTAGCAATCTTTGTAAAATCTGGGTCATCTTGTGGTAATAGCTTAAGAATCTGCTGAGTTGAACCAAGATGTACGTTTTCATCACGAGCAATAAGCTTAATAATTTTAGCATTACCTTCCATCTTTTTAAGTTCCGCAAAAGCCCAAGAACAAGCAAATGATACATAGAAACGTACACCTTCTAAGATGTTAACACTAGCCATACAAAGATATAGTTTCTTTTTCAAATCATATAGAGAGATAGATTTATTCGTATTTCTTTGAACAACTCCAAGCCTCATTCCGTCTACAGGATCACAGTCTTCTTGACTTACAACAGCGTGGTCGCCTTCTCCAAACAGTTGATACCATTTAGTCATTTCAATCAAATCATCATAGTGTTCAGAAATTGAATCTGCACAATCTACAATTTCTTGAATGTCCATCATCTCATCAAATATTTTTGAAGGATTAGGGTAAATATTACGTATGATATGTGTATAAGAGCGAGAGTGGATAGTTTCGCTAAATGTCCAAGTAATAATCCAGTTCTCAAGCTCTGGTAAAGATACGATAGAACCAAAACTTTCTGCAGGTGCTCTACCTTGAACTGAATCTAACACAATTTGACGTTTTAAGTTTGAAGTAAAGATATGCTGCTCATGTTCTGTAAGATTTTTAAAATCAGCCGCATCTCTCAGAATATCTACTTCTTCTGGTCTCCAAAAGAAACCAAGTTGTTTATCGGTAAGTTTATCAAATGCTCTGTATTTGAGAGTGTCAAATCTTTGCATTCCAAGTGCGTCATCAAAGAACATTTTTGACGCAGTGTGATCGTATGAATTTGTATTTAGTACTGTCATTGTTTTTTCCTTTATAGCACGCAACTGTCACAGTCAGCGTCGTCAATTTGTTCTTGTGGCAAATCTTCAAGCTTATTTAGGTCAATTTCACCTTGCCCATCAAAGGTATTGAAATAATAAAGTTGTTTACCACCGTATTTATAAAACATTAATAAGTCTTGAATCATAGTACTCATTGGTATTTTTTCGTCATCAAAGAATGTAGGGTTGTAGCTGGTATTAACACTAATCCCTTGATCAATATATTTTTGAAGAATAGCCATAATTTTTAGGTATCCTTGCGGAGAACGTTGGTCCCATAATAAATCATATTTATTTCTTAGTTTGTGTATGCCTGGAACTACCTGTTTTAATACTCCATCTTTGGACTGCTTAATAGATACAAATGAACGTGGTGGTTCAACACCATTAGTAGCATTAGATATTTGTGCAGATGTCTCTGAAGGCATAAGAGCCATGAGGGTTGAATTACGAATACCATGAGTCTGCATTTGTTGACGCAATACTTCCCATTCCATCATATAAATAGGAGCAGCTAACTCATCTACATCTCTTTTATAAGTATCAATAGGTAGTCTTCCATTAGCATATTTAGTTTCATCACTTTTTAAGCACGCTCCTTGTTCTTGTGCTAAATCTGCACTGGCTTTTATTAGATAGTAACTCCATGCTTCTGCATATCTGTTAACTAATTCTAAGTCTGGGTCTTGATAATTAGTTCCGTTTTTAGCTAACCAATAAGCAAGATTGATAATCCCAATACCAAGAGGTCTGCGATTCATTGTAGCATTATGAGCTGCTTTCACAGGGTAGTCTTGATAATCTAATAACGCGTCTAGACCACGCACGGCTAACTCACAAGGTTTTGCAAAGTCTT